TAATATCCTCCACATGGGCAAATATTCGCTCACCGATCACATCCTTCCCACCATTGCAAATCTGCTCGGCACCATATATAACCCGGCGCTTGAACTTCTTGGGTTTCGGTAGGTTATGCTGCGTGCCGTTATGGAGGATCGACAGGGCCGTTATAGAGCCGCGGTGTATCAGCGCACTAAGCTGCGCGAACTCATCTGAAGTGGCTAGGTCAAACCGCAAGGTCTGACCATCTGACGTGTTCGCCAGGATCATGGCGACCGTCCTGTGGGCTTACTCTTCGGCTTCCAAGTCCAGCTCGGCAGCCGCAGGGGCCTTCTGCTTGGCTGGTTTGGACTTCTTAGGTGGCCTTGAGCGGCGTTTGCGCGTTGAAGGAACCTTCACCGGCGCGTCAGGATCCTCCGCCCTAGCTGCCTTTGGGGCAGCGGGCACAGACTTCTCAACCTCTTTGATCTCTGACACAGAAAAATGTGGGGCTGCTCTCAGGCGTTCGATCAAGGCGGCATCCGAAACCTTAACCGCCCGCCCCCTTTTGAAGCAGAGCCCATTAACTGTGTAGGATGCCCCACCAGTGTAAACCACGTTCGCAAGCATAGTTTCTCTCCTTAGGGCACACGCTAGGCACCAGCCAGCCATGTGCTGTTACGCTTCCGCGAGTATCAAACCGTAGGGGCCGGCCTATCCCGGCCCCTACAGGTCAGAGCTACTTATGTCGGCACCTTGACGTTCTTAACCAGAACGACCGCATCGGTTTCCTCGAAGCAGCAATACACGCGGGCGTGGATTGCATACTCGTTGACCCTGCGGTAGATGTTCCGATCTCGTTCGATCGCGATGTCGCGGCCCACAGCGGTGATCATGTTACGCGGGCGGGTGATCAACATCTTCCCACCAGTGCGATACGTGATCTTCAGGCCTGCGCCGGCACCAATACCAACATCGAGGTTGGTGATCGTGCCCGCAGCGAGATCCACCGTATAGTCGGTATTCTCGACATACGGGGTCGCGGCGACCGCAGCCAGGGTGTCATCGCTCACGACAACATCAGTGATGTTGGCATGGCTGAGAGACACCGTGGCACTTGCGCCGAGCGTGATATGCTCGACGTAGAGCGGATTCGGGTCCAACAAGCTGATCGGCCGGAGATTCACGCCGAAGCTCGGGACCGTGTCGGTGCCGGCCCGAGCCGAGTCACCAGCGCCGGTCGCGCGGGTGCTGACGCCCTCGCGATAGGCTTGCTCATGATCCCAGGACAAGAAATCCACCAGATCCCGGCGGTTCTTGCGGAACTTGTTCGGCATTGCGCGGAGAGCGCGGCTGATCAGGGTCGGGTTGATTTCGCCATTGGCGGCATCAACAACGTGCCCGGCTTCAGCTTGCTTCAACCAGCCATCGAACAGCGCAAGGTAGCTGTCCTTGCGGTAGTCGGTCCCTGATCCGCCTTCGACGTAATCAGATTCCAGAACCGCGGGGCCGAGCGCGTTGCCGTCCCAGAACAGCTCCTCCATGTTGTTGGCCAAGCGGGTAGCCATCATCTTGATGATGTGCTCTTCCACGCTCATCCCTTCGACGTTGTAATCCTTGAAGAGATCAGAAACCTCGAAAGGCACCATGATCTCCTTGGGCTGCAACGTCACTTTCGAGGTCGAGACGCCTCGACGGACGGCCGGATCAGTTGCTTCCGTGAAGGGAAGCGCAACCCGGTTGGCCACGTTCAGCTTCTCAATGAGCATCTGCTCATTGCGAAACCGCTCGAACCGAACGCCCGTACCAGCAACTTGGGTTTCATCTTCGACGAAATCCAAGAACTTCTCGGCCTGCTCGGGATTTAGTTTTCCCGCGGAGGCCAAGGCGTCGGTCGTGATTGTTGCTTTTTGCAACAGCTCCTGATTGGATGTCCCTGGCATTTTAATCCTCCCTTGAGTTTGCCGGATGCCTATTGACCGGCCTTGACCGTGTTACCTTAAACCGTCAAAAAGACCTTTCCAAAGGTTCTTTTCTTCAGACTTTTGGGTTTGTTCAAGTTCACCCGCTTCGGCATCGCCGTTGCTGGTTCCCTCATTCTCCAACTCGTTAACCCTCTTCGTTAAGTTATCGATCTTCTCGACAACCGGGCTGAGGGCTTTTTCGACAGCTTCAGTCAGCTTTGCGACCACATCCACATCCGGCGCGGGGGCAGGTTCTGGGGTTGGCTCGGGCGCGGGATCGGACTTTTCGACCTCTTCCGGCTCGGCTGCTGGGGCCTCTTCACTTGCGGCTTCCTGCTCTTCGGCAGGCTCTTCCGCGGGTTGCTCGGCAGGCGGAGCAGCTTGTTCCTCGACTTGCTTCTCAACCTTTTCCTTGGCAGCCGGTTCTTCGGTTTTTTCGACCTTCTGTGCGTCGTCCTTGTTCATTTTTTGCTCCGATCCGTCAAGCTCCTTCAGGATCCCGTTCAAAACGTCGATCGCCTTCCGGAACTGGTCCAGGCGGGCCTTTTTCATCTTGGCACCGCGTTTAACGACGACACACTGTTCGTCGCCATCCTTTTCGATGTAGACCTGAAGCCCCGCATCTTCCACGGATTCGGATTCATCCGATGAATCATCCGAAGCCTCTGCACTTTCATCTGACTCCTGATCCGATGGTAGCGCTTCTTGCAACGCGCCGCTGGCTTCCGCAATGCCGTCAAGTGCCTCCTGCGAAGGCTCGGCACCCTGTTGCTCTTTCAACAGGGCCGCGGCTTTCATCAACGACTCTGCCGCCTGCTCCACAACCGCCTGGAGATCCGGTGCTTCCTTCGCCTCTGGCACCTCAACCTCTTCCTCCTTCGTCACCAAGTCCAGGATCTCTACGACAGCATCATCGCGATCTTTATCTGGTCCCTGCATGGTTTCCTCCAGTTTGATGTCCAAAACGCCGTCGGCATTCTTGACGATCAAGAAAGGGCTCTGGTTTGCCGGGCGGTCCACAACCGACACTTCACGCACGTCCAGATCCAGCAGACGGTTTGTTTCTTCTTTTTTACTTTTGTCAGACATTTTGCTGCTATTGTACCCAAGTTATCTCATGTAGCGCAAATAACTACTTCGCCTGAACCTTCCTTGCAAACCCACCCATTGAAAATCCGGTAAACTCACCTTTCTTGACTTGCTTCCACAGATCATCATCCAGAACATGCAGCATCAGCAACCAGGTACCCTTTTTAACCTTTCGGCCTCCTAAGGTCAAGCGAGTAGGTGCGATATATGACTCGAACAGTTCCATCTTGGAGTTGGCAATTTTGGTATGCTGTACTCCACGATCCTGGAACCGCGATAGCCACAGATGCGCAGCGCGTTCGATCTCCTCAGCGCCGATCACGTCCCCGTGGGCATCCTTCGTCTCAGGAACCAACACCTCGCCGAATACGATCCGGCGATCCTCCTGTTTTTCCACAGCTATTAGCTCAACCGCCACATTATCCTCTGCACCCCGGCGCTCGATCTCCTGATCCGTCAGCGCCTTTGCCACGCTCGCCAACGCAGTTCCTCCGGCAGATGCAAGCCCGTCCTTCAAGCTGTGAAGCTGATCGTCAGATAATTCTGCAATTCGTCCAACGAGATCGTAGTGTTTATCCACGTTGCCCACCAGAATATCCTACTGGCCAAACGACCTTGACGCAAAAACAACCACCTACTAGCTTATCACGACTGGCTCGGTTCTGCATAATGCGTGGAACGGTGGCAGAATTGCCCCCACCTTTTCCAGATCCCCTCTGTTTGCTGCCGCCTGTAGCTTCGGAGCCGACAGCCAAGGAGCTATGTCCTTTATTTCCTTCGGATCTGTGGCACCCAGCATCCGTTCCATGTGCTTAACGCCAGTCTCAACAGTGAACACCCTGCCCGCCATAACCTGGCAGATCTGGCCCGTCCTGGTGTCCATCGGGTTGATCAGCCTGTAGGAAACGACCCCAGCATCGCTGAACGCCCGCATCTTGCCAAACGTCCGTGACTGGTGGGCCGCGTTTGACGCCACCTGCCGGAAATAGAGATCCGGGTTCCCGGCATACCGGGCCGGAATATCCTTTGCGAATTGTGATCTCCCGCCCGGCGTTATTCCAAACTCCTGGTGAAGCGCTTGCTTCAACACCCGGGCGGCCTCACGCTGTGGGAGTCCCTGCTGGATCATCACATCCTCAGCAACCCCCGCGATCCGCTTGGATAGGTGCTCGCTGTAAAAGTCCCCGACCCAAAAAACCTGGTGTCGGTTGATCACCTGGACGGCCCGAGCGTCTACCTGCGCAAAGTTGAATGTGGACTTCGCCTCGCGGGCCCCCATCTTCTTCGCTACTTTGTAGATCGACCTGATCCGGCCTTCAAGGATTTTGATCTGCCGCTTAGTCAGCGGCCTTTTCAGTTTGGCCCCAAGAGCCTTGACAAACGCCTGGATCTTCTTTTCAGACACCGAGCCTGCCGCCAGCTTCCGCAGCGGTTCAACCATACCGACCCGAGCTGTATTCTTCCACGCCCGGGTGATCGTTTCAGCCATACGAACCTCAGTCGCCTCAGTCGCGCGACTGGTATCCTTCAGAACCAGGTTAAACGTAGAATTGATCCCGGCGCTGATCTCTGAAAGCTCGACGACCGAAAGGCGAGACAGATCAGTTAGAGCAATTCCTTCCAAAGTTCATCTCGCTTCTGCTGTACTTCAACCTCTTCGACCTCGGGAAGTGCTTCTGCCTTCTCGACGGCATCACCGACAGGCAAAAACACCTGGCGGACTTCCTTGGGCTCCCCCAACTCGATCGCGCCGCTAGACTTATTGCGCCGGCAAGCCATCTGGTACAGCTTCTTCGTCTCGAAGTCACGCACCACAACGCTGCCGTCAAAGATGCCGCGCAAGCCGAGGCTCTTTTGCGCCTTTGCGCCACTCTGCGCCACAGCCTCGTACACCTTGTCCACAAACTCCATCAGATCTTCGCCCTCAAGGAGCTTGATTGCCTTCTGGATTTCGATCCGCATAGTATTCCTCCGTGGTTGATCAATAGTATCGCAGCATACTGGCAGCTTATCAATTACTTCTTAGATGGCAAAGATACCCAATCTGTGGTGTCTTTGTCAGTTACGTTCGACTCGACAGCGATCACCGGGGCATTAAAAGTCATGCCATATTCGGGGTTTGTCATCCAAAGTGCCTGTTGCGGCGGGTCGAATGGCACGCCAATCTTCTTGGCAAACTCATCAAAACCCTTGACAGATCCGTTCGCTACGAATGTCCTGGCAGGGAAATAGGTATGCCAGTGCCCAAAAATCATCACATCAAACTCTGTCGGCATCTTAGTCCATGCCGACATGGTTTGCATCTGCTTTCGCATCCTATGCTCGCCCAGCGTCCAGGGCAGCAACGGCCCCTGGATCCCGGTGCCGCCTTTAAAGCAATCACCGTGGGTCAACAGGTAGCGCGTGCCATAGATGCGGTAGTGGCACGTAAACGAATCGGAAACCATAAAAGTCACCCGATCATCATCCTTGAACCGCGAGGCCAGATAATGATACAGGATGTACTCAAAGTTATCATGCGGCCCGTGCTTTGCACGCGGCTTCTTGTCCAGGCGCCCGTGATTGCCTACCACGCAAGGAATAAACACATGCTTAAAACGCGCCCGCAGCATCTTGATCCCGGCCTCCAGTATGTCGGCCAGATCTAGCACCGCATCAAAGATCGGGATCTCATTGGTTTCACGCAACTCTTCGTGGATATTTCCCGAAACCATGTCCCCACCCATCGCCAGCACGATCCCAGGGTAGTCGGCTTTGGTGAACACATTCTCAATCAAGTAGATGGTTTTCTTGAACACTCTTTCAAGACGCTTACGTGAGATCTCCGGGTTGAACTGGTTGGCCCCGTTTACCTGCGCGGGGAACACCGTCTCGCCGTGGTGTATGTCAGACAAAAACAGCGTCGGCACTCCGTGGAACAGCTTGCTAGACTTCGGCCCATCAATCAACCACCGCGGGGGCTCGGCCTTGCGATCCAGGGCACCCTGCAAAAGTGACTTGACCATCACGGCGATCTTCGATTGCTCATGCGCAACCCGCAACTCCTTCTCAAGTCGGTTGATCTCACCACGCAGATACGCGGGGTTTTCAAGCGGCGGGACATCAGGTAGATGATCCGGCATAAGAGCCAGCTTTGTTGCCAGATACTTGCCGGGTGAGTGCCCATACTTCTCAATGAACTTGCGCTCAAAGTTGCGGGAATTGAGTTTCCTGTTCCACTTTGTCGCGGCCTGTCGGACGGCCTCTAACACGGTGCGGGATGTCGGAAGTCCGGTTTCCTTCATCCAATGCAGCTTGTTACCGTCCCAGAAAAGTTGATTGTCACTCTTTGCTTTGGGCATTTTTCAGTCTCCGTCTAGGGTTAGGATCATCCCCCTCATCTTGGGGCTCTGCCGGAACATCCAGAAAGGCGATCCCATTGCGCTTGAGCGTAGCGTATAACCCCGGCATAAGACTCGCAATGATTTTTTCCTGCTGCTCCTCTGTGAAAATCTCGCGCAGCGCTGTGTAATCCCAAACGGCATGCGCCAGCTCATGAAACCACACCTCTGCGATCGACTCTGCGCACTCATCCTCGGATATTCGGATCGTGTTTGTAGCTGTGTCGGTATCCCCATGCTTGTCGAGGGTTGCTACGATCTTGGTTTTCCAACGCTGCTCAAATACGAGGAAGTTATCCGGAGGCGACCAGGGACGTACCTTCCGCTTGTCGGCCATACTAAACCTCCCAGGCTAGATATTGGATCTTCGCGGCGATACTCATACTACGCCGAAGCGCCGTATGCGGCAACATCATTCGTCATCGTCCACATCTATCAGGAACCGGCTATCAAGCTCATCCTCCACAGCCTTGTATAGCGCGTTCAGTTCCTTGACTATGCTCTTCTGATGATCGGGAGGACGGTCGCCTCCAGCGCCTCCGCCTGCCCCGCCACCCTGCGCCTGCGCGAACTGGAGAGAATACGGGGTGTCTAGATCTACACCCTTCGGCATAGGTCCAAGGTCATCCCCAAAGATGTCGCGCATGATCCTCGTAGCGATCCGCGGCGTAACGGCACCGGACTTCTCGCCTATACCCATCATGCTGATCAACTCGACATCATCAGTGATGTTCGGGTGGTTGCTACGGAATATGTGGAACCGCGAACCCCATCGGCTCATAACGAAACGGTTTATCAACCAATCCGCACGGGCACGCTCGGGCGCGAAGATCTGCTCGTCAGCAATGTCGCGCGACGTGTCAGCAGTTGCGCGGTTATAGTCCTCAGACCGCCCAACAAAAATTGGAGGCAATCTGAAAGCCTGCCGCACCTTGTCGCGGTTATTCGAGTCGTACTGCTGAAACAGCTCATCCTGTTGCTGCATGCGCTTCAAAGGCTCAACACGGATCTTGAAATTTCCCGTATCGGGAGATCCTTCTTCCAGCGCCTCAC